TTGTATCATGCAAGTTCCTATATCGTTCCTCTGTTGCTTTCCATGCTATCTTAAACCTTGCACGTTGCTCATCAGTGATAGGTGGCTTTCTACGTTTCAATCCTAGACCTTTGACAAGTATCATCAGGAAGTCATGTGCGTCGGCTACTTTGTTATCTAGGATAAAATCGATTAACTCATCACTTCTAAAATCAAACTGTCTTAAGTCTTTAAACCAATCTTCAACATCTTGTCTATCTGTAAATTTAACATCTTGTATAATACTTTCTGATAGGAATAATTTAACACTATTATTATAGTATACCATCAATGCTCGTATCTGTATGTTTTGATTATAGGATAGGGTTATCATTTGTTTAGTAATCTTCTTATTTTTCTAAATGTTGATTCCATGAGATGAGCTTGATGTTCAACCTCACCTGTAAACCCTCTGTACTCTGCCATTTTAAATACAAAGTGATGTACCTCATGTACCAATACATCGAACATAACCCAATCTCTTTTTCTATTAACTACATATAATATTAAAGGTCTGTTTGTTTCAGGATTAAATATCAACATTCCCCCACAATCAACATCAGGTGTATTAAAATCAGATATACTTTCTTTTAACCAATCACTAGCATCTTTATTGCATTTCATGTTTAACCTTTTTCTAAGGTTTTCTGGTTTATCTAAACATGCAACTATTAAACCTGCTCCGTATATTTCTATATCTATAAATTTGAATACTTCTTTTGGTTTCTTTTTCATTATTTCATTTTATAATCTACGCTGATAATACATATCTGTTCGGCTCTATCTTTTGTTAAAGATTTACGTTTACTATCACTCATCTCATGCACCAAGTTGTGTATGCTAATAATATAAAATGTTCCAGTATATGCCATTATCATATAGGCTGGTGAGTTGCGATAAAAAAAACCATCATAGGGTTTTTGTTCAACACTCATGTCTGATATTTTATGACACAGACCTTTGTCTGAATTAGATGCTAAAAGCGAGGCTATTTGATGAGGTTCAATATCTGCAAAAGGTATGTTATCTTTACCCCTTGAATGTTTAGCCTCCCAAGCATGAGCTGGTAAATTATGTTTATCTGACATTAAATACTGTTGGTAAATTGCACAAAACTTAGCTTCTGGTTTTTTCATTTAATATATATTTTTTGATTGAATTTTTTGCCATTTTTATTGGCGTTATATAATGCTTCGTCAATGCTTCCTTTTGCAACTAAGTCAATGTATAAGTTTACTTTTAAATTTCCTGTTCTTTGTATTCTACCCTCTGCCTGTATTTTTGCATGTGCTGAGTATGTTGATAAATATCGTGATGCAAATAACATTGTAGGACACTTAGGTAATCCCCACCCTGAACATATTTTGGAATTTACTATTAATATATATTCATCTTCTGTTTGCAAATGTCTAATCATTTTATCTCTTTCTGATTTCTTTGTTTTTCCTGTAAGTCTGTATGTCTTATATTGTACCAATAAATTCTCTATGTTGTCTATCTGTTCTGTATAATGTGCAAAGATAACTAATTGTTTATGTTCACTTGCGTATTTTTTTATGTACTCATCTTTTGATGTAGGGAATGTTTTTGATTCTGTAAACTGATTACCTTTAAGAACACCCTGCTCTATTTGATATACCTTACCTACCTGTTGTAATTCATTTGGATATTCTTCTATTGTTTTTTTAATAGCATCATCTTGCTCCTTTGTGTTGTATATATAATGAACTATGTAGTTTGATATAGGTTTATCTTTTATCGCCAAACAATAACCAATCGACTTTATTATCTTTACAGTTCTTTCTCTTGTGCTTACTGTTTTTACAGGTTTGTATCTTCCGTTTAATAAAAAGTAAAAAGCTTTAATGTAATCTTCTTGATTGTAATTTATTCCTAAAGCTCTAGCCATATAAAATACTGCAAGGGGGGACACATCAAGTGTAGCTGTCAGTCCATATATATGACTAGGGTCGTGTTTTTTAATGTATGATAGAATTGAACTACAAAGTTTTGATGGTTTTAAGAAAGTTTTAAACCTATAGTATGTAACTGCACCATTCAAGGCTGTGTGAGCCTCGTCAATGATAAGTGAGTCGTAATGAGGTAATGTATCCCATGTTTTTCTAAAAGCGTCTTGTGTGATGATTGTTATATCTCTATCTATTCCAAACTTCACAAGTTCTTCTTCAAATGTCCTGTCTACCTTTTGTTGTTTTTGTACTATTACTAGTACCTTGCCTGTCGCCATTGTAAGGGACATGATAGTTTTACCTCGTCCACAATCGAAAGCATATAATGCCTTGTGTTTATTTTCATCTAATATTTGTTGTTGTTCAGTGTCAAGTTTTAACATAATCAATAACCAAACTGAAATGAATCAGTTAGGCTGTGATTAGACTAATAATCATCAGGGATTTTAACCTCATCATCTAGTGTTTCATCAATAGTTTTTTTGTTGAATTTAGATACAAAGTTTTCATTTGTATAATCTACTAGAAAGATTTCAGCATCTTTAAAATATCTTTTCCAGCCCTCTTTACGTTTCATCTCATTCTTTTGGTCTTTAAGTGTTGCCTCTGGTGTTGGATATCCCATAGTGTTCACCCATACATCCCCTTGTTTCTCAACAAAAGACTTTTCAATCTTATTTCCATCTTGTGTTATTGATAGTCCTTTAAGTTCTCTCTTAGCATCTTCTGGTGTAAACTTATAAGGTCTAACAGTTATAACTTTTGCAAGGTCAATGTTTGGTAACTTTTTCATAAAGTCAGTTCCAAATTCTGATGATGTACTCATTGATAGTACCTCTGGTTCACTTGGTAAAAACTCATCTGTATCAGTAAGTGTTACTTGTAATAATGTTCCATACTCTGTATCAACTGTAACTATATCAGTTATAAGTCCTGATACTGATTCATATACTTTCTCAATCTTTGTATGCTCTGCATCTTTAGAGTCCTTATAGATGCGTGTTACTGCACCTGTAGTTCCCTCTGGAACAACTTTTCTTAGTGTTGCATCACTTCCTAGTATTGAGATATAGTTTTTTTTCTCTTTTGATTCAATTAATGCCATATATTTGTTTTATTGTTTTAATTTGTAATGTTCCAGTTGTTTAGACTGGATAATGTAGCCGATGATTCAGCTACACTACCAATCTATCTTAATTATAACTTGTTATGTTTGTCGGTTGCAAGTGGGGGGTGTGGATAAGTTTTAAGTCTTGCTAGTATTTCATTTAATGCTATTCCATGTTCATCTTTTGCATTTGTACGTTGTTTGATTATATCTACAATCTCACTTACCTCATTCCATTCTGTTGATGGTTGTGATACCTCTGGCATCCATTTCTTACCATTGTTTGATATCCATATATTTAATAATGTATCATCAAAGTACACATGGTAATGATATGGTGAGCATTGTCTTGTTTTATATCCAAGCTCTTGTAGATACAGAATGTCTTTATGCATATATTTTAAAAACTATTTGGGATTTCAAAATCCTCTTTTATATCATCTGGTAAATCATAATCACTTTTTAACATAAGGTATTTATACCCTCGACCTAATCCTCTGACGTATTCTATTTTTTTACTCTCATCACAAAATGTTTTTATTGTTGATGAGAAGTTATGAAAGTTTTTCTTACTATACCCTGATGCAAGGCAATAAAATGTGTACCCTGTATACAACTCTTTTGTTGTTATCATCTTTTTATAATCAGATGAAAAAACATAATCCTCATCCAAAAATGCAAGTACGGAATCATTACCCTTATTGTTTTCGTCTGATAACTCATCTGACATTTCTGATATGTAGAATTGATAATTGTTTGCTTTAAGCATTTCATGACCCTCTAATGCCCAATTTAATATTCCTGAACCCTCCTCCTCAAGTAGTATTTTATCAAGATCAAAAACTCTATTTTCAGGGGCTATATGAAAGTTAAATGGGATTATAATTGTTCTGTGTTTCATTCCTTGTCCTGAACTAAAGTTGGGGAAGTAATTACAAGCTACTATAAACTTAGCTCTCACTTTATAACTAAATGCTGGTTCAAACTTAGGAGATATTGTGATTGACCCTTGTGATGACATTGAGGTAAGTCTACCTGAATCTAGGTTTTTTGATACATTAACCTCATCTGAAAAGTTTAAATGTTTACCTACTATGGGTACGATAACGGAGTCTGACGGAGATGCCATTTGCTCAAGTGATAATTTTGATGAGTTACTCTCTCCTATAAGTCCTATTAATACATTTGTAAATGTTCCTTTTCCATTACGTGCCAACCTACCAAATAAATAGTGTACTTTATGTGCTGGATTGCCGTTTGTACATAAGATGTATCCATACATCTCTTGTATCATTTTAGCCGTTCCTGGGGCATCCTGTGCCGTGTAGTCGAGTGCTTGAATGAACTTCGGACATGATGCTGTTGAATCGTAATCAAAAGCTGTTTGGGTTATAGAAAAGTATTCTGGAGTGTGGGAAAATAGCTCTTTAGTTATTGGGTCAAGTAAACCATTCTTAACATTTATATACCACTTACGTGTATCAAAGTATTTTTCATTAAACCTTTTATTATTTTCATATTTCAGTATTGATGCAATTCTCCCTATAGTATCTTTTATCTTTGACTCTGTTCTATGTTCAAGTAAATTATGTTCTTTAAAAAAGTCATGTATCATATCCTTTAGGTTTACTGTTGATACTTGAGTGTAAACACCATTATTATAATTATAATATGATATGTTATTTTCTTGTTCCATTGCAATAAGATGGGGGTATCTTTCTATAAACAAATCATCCACTTGATTATAAATCTGTTGTGCTTGTTTTCTATCGATTTCAAGTTGTTGTTTTATTGCATTGGTTTTGTTTAATGATTTTACAAACTCTTTTACATGTTCTGATGTTATCCCCTCATATTCGTAAGCCAAATCTTGTAAATCTGCAACTGGTAATCCTTTCTTAAGTAAAGTCTGTGCATCGGTATAAAACTTAGCCCTAGACTTTAGTTGTTTTGCCATATACTTTTTGATGTTAATTTACTATTAATACGTCCTAGTACCAATGCCTTTGAACATTCTCTATAATCTCCATTATATTGTAAGAATGTTAAAGCTTTGAATTTTGTATATCCTTTGTTTGAATCTAGGACTGTTGATGTTGTGAATGGTATGAGTAGATCGTGGTTGCCCCAATTTGTTGATGCTGAAACTCCATCTGTTTTACCTGGTCTTCTCCAATATTGTATACCATCTTGTCTTAAATGTCCTACAGGATTCCAACCAAGTGGAATTAGTACATCTGCCCATGAGGCAAGTGCATTGTAAATATCACCTGGCTTTGCATCACCTGTAAAATGATATGCTTGAGGTTTGTATGGTTTTATTTCCTCAACTTCTTTTTCCAAACTTAATTCATCTAATACTTTTGCAAGTAACTCATCAGGTATAGGTGTTACAGGTACATCGTTTAATATTTTATATGCACCATTTGGAAATACTGATGGCTGACAGAATATTAACTTACCCTCTGATTGTATATCTACACCTTTTAATAAACCTGTTCTATCTTTACCTGGTGTTGATTTAAGTAGTGGTTCATATTGACAATAGAAATGATAACCACCTGACGGTGTTCGTACTTCATACATTCCTAAGTTTTGAAATGGTGTTGGATCTGCTCCATTTTTAGTATCTATATCAAACACAGTTAAGTTGGATAACTCACCACATACAATCAGGTAGTTTTGTGATTTATATTTATTTAACCATACTGATATATCACTAGCAGTTGGTCTTTGTGTTTTGTATTTTGTCCATGGGGTTACAATACCTTTAATTGCAGTTCCTGAATTAAAGAATGAGTATTTTTTTTCTTGGTACTCAGCCAATATTTGTTTTGTTGTTTTCATTTTTGTAATTAATTAATAAGTAATGCGATAATTATACTCCTATTTTTTATCAAGTGCAAATACTTGCAAAAAGATAATCATATGCTATAATTAATTAGTATGTTTTATTTTTTGTATTTTTTAATAAGTACACTAGATTTAATATAAGTAACAGAAAGAGGACACAAGTACGGATAGCTTTGCTACCAGAACACGTGTCCTTTTTCTGTTGTATATAAGAACATTAAGAATGATGTGTTGTCAAATGATACGTATGACACTTCAATGTCATAGTCTGTCATAGTCTGTCATAGTCTGTCATAAGTCTGTCATTTTATGACATTGAATGACAGACCATGACGTTTCTAATGTCAAAGAAATACATAGAGTTTGTAGGGGTAGAAATGAAAAATGACAGACTGACAGAGAAAAAGTTTAATAATAATATACAAAGTTTTTTTTAATATTTATATTCAAATCTACCCTTATTCTACGTTAAAAATGAAAATATTTTTTTCTATAGGGTCTAAAAACCAAAAAGTAGTGTCATGTCTGTCATTTTTGACTTTGTAAAATCAATATGGTGTATTATATATAATATTCATTGCATAAAACATAATTATAATGGTATAATATTGGTATGGAAGAAACCAAAAAGACTAATCCCAATGGTGCTAACAACACAACAAGCGACCCAAGAGAACAAATCATGTGGGATATATATGTTACAAAACTAGCAGGTGGTATTGATAATGCTTATGCAAGTGCTAAGGAAGCAGGTTATGAAGATTCAACATCTAGACAAATAACGGTTCGTTGTTGGTTTCTAGAACGTAAAGAGCATTTAGTACGAAAAGAAATGCTATCAACAGCAGAGAAAGTTTTAAAGAAAGCTATTGAATATAAAACTGATAAAGTTGATGCAGAAACAGGTGAGATAAAAGTTAATACTTCCCTATTAAGCATACAGGTTGGAGTAGCTACAACTATCGCTACAACACTTGGTAAGAATAAAGGGTATTCAACAAGAACAGAATTGACAGGGGCAGAGGGTAAAGATTTACCAGCTCCTATTATTTCTTTAATTAGAGAATAAAATGTACAGCCAAACAACAGCATTTGATAAAATAGCAAAGTTAAAAAAAAGAATTAGAATAATACAAGGGGGAACTTCTGCATCTAAAACTATCTCTGTGTTACTTTATCTTATTGCTTATGCACAAACTGATAAGGAGAAAACACTAACATCAGTTGTATCTGAATCTATACCTCATTTAAAAAGAGGTGCTATGCGTGATTTTAAAAACATAATGCAAACACATAAATATTGGAAAGATGATTTATGGAATGCAACAGATAGTATTTATACTTTTGAAACAGGTTCACAGATTGAATTTTTTTCATCTGATAATGGTGATAAATTAAGAGGTGCTAGACGACATAGATTGTTTTTAAATGAAGCTAACAATATAACATTTGAAGCCTTTGAACAGTTGGAGGTAAGAACTAAGGAATTTATATTACTAGACTATAACCCAACAAACGAGTTCTGGGTTCAAAATGAATTGATTGGAAAAAGAGATGATATAGATTTTGTCATCTTAACTTATAAAGATAATGAAGCATTGTCTTTTGAGATTGTTCAGTCTATTGAACAGAGAAAGAATAGGAAAGGTTGGTGGACTGTATATGGTGAGGGGCAACTAGGTGAGGTTGAGGGTAAGATATACAGAGATTGGAATATAATAGATACCATACCTCATGAGGCTAGGCTCGAAAGACGTGGTTTAGATTTTGGGTATTCAAACGATCCCACAGCTATTGTATCTGCGTATTATTATAATGGTGGTTATATATTACACGAGGAAGTTTATCAAAAAGGTTTATCAAATAAACAGATAGCCGATTTGCTAAATGCTTTTGAGAATAAATGTATTGTTGTGGCTGATAGTGCAGAGCCTAAATCTATTGATGAGATAAAATCTTATGGTGTTAATATAATACCAGCTGTAAAAGGTGCAGGTTCAATAAATCAAGGAATACAATTTATTCAGGAGCAAAGAATATCTATCACAAAAAACTCCATCAATCTTATAAAAGAATATAGAAACTATATGTGGGATACTGACAGAGATGGCAATATAATAAATACACCGATAGATACTTACAATCACATCTTAGACAGTGTGAGATATTTGTTTACAAGTTATAAAAGACCAGCAGTTATTATTAAGAAATTCTATCGTGGTGATAATAAAAAGAAAAACCCAGCTACATAATTGACTTGCAATATTAAAATATAGTATAATACAGATATATGGAAAAAAAATCAAAGATTGCACCAAAAAAAAAAGCAAAAGTTCAAGTAGAAAAACAGGATACTAAAAAAGGTATCTTTGATATTGTATTAAAAATCAATGGTGTAACTTATGAGGCTAACGCATCAGAGGAAACACTAGCTGATACAATACTAGATTTAAAACCTATCTTCTATAAGACAAGGCTTATATTAACTGTTACAAAAGGAACTCAAAAAGTAGAACGTATCTTCTTTGGACTAAACGCAAGGAGAATATTTAACAATAAAATAACAATGACTTCATTAACAAAAAACATAATAGCTGGATTAAAATAAATATATGGACAATAAAACAATCTATGAGTATATAAAGTCAGAGGAAACTAACTATCAAACAATGCCTGTTACGATTGTAGAGGGTTACGAATGGAATATGTTTGACCATGTTAAGAAATCAACACTATATAAAAACTCACAGTATGAAACAGGAAAGACTGATGATAAACCTTTCTTTAATATCATGCGTCCTATTCTAAATGTTGCATATAGGACAGAGGGATTTGATGTAAAGGACATTGAGCTATATGTTAATTCAGATAAAGACTATTACAAATCATTCTTAGCTAGAAAGTATCATTTTAAATGGGCATTGAAAAACAAGATGGATACGTTTATAGATACTCTAGTTGAATCTTATGTTGATTATGGAGGTGTAATAGTTAAAAAGACAAAAGAGAATGTACCAGAGGTTGTACCATTACAGAGATTAGCATTTGTAGATCAGACAGATATCTTATCAGGTGCTATTTGCGAAAAGCATCAGTTTTCAGTAAGTGATTTAAAAGACATGTCAGGTAATTGGGACGCAGAAGCTATTGACGAAGCTATAGAAGATGCAAAGATGAGTAAGTTAAACTCACAAGCAAATAACCTAGAGAATAAGACACCAAGTAAATACATAGAAGTTTATGAGCTACATGGAGTATTTCCTGAATCATGGTTGTATGAAGATGGTGATGAAGATGCGTATTGTCGTCAATCACATTTTATAATTTTAAATCAAAGAGATGAATCAGGTAAAACAGGAGTTACATTATTCAAAGGTAAAGAAAAAGAAACACCATATAAAGTAGAGCTTAGAGATAAAATATACGGACGAGCTTTAGGATTTGGTGGTATAGAGGAATTGTTTGAGGCACAGATATGGACTAACTATTCAGCAATACAGATAAAAGAAATGCTAGACGTTGCATCTAACATGTTGTTACAAACATCTGATGAAGCATTAGCAGGTAGAAATAATTTAAATGATTTAGAGAAAGGGGAAATATTATTCTTGGAAGATGGAAAAACTATCTCACCAGTTAATACACAGCCTATAAACCTACAGCTATTTGATAATCATATTACACGTTGGGAAAATCTAGCAAGGACTACAGGGTCAGCAAACGAAGCTGTACTTGGCGAATCACCTAACTCTGGTACACCTTTTGCATTACAATCTTTAGTAACAACAGAGGGTAAATCATTGCATGAATATAGACAAGGAAAGATAGCATCTTTTGTAGAGGAGATATATCGTGAATGGGTACTTGAAGCACTTGTTAAAGAAATCAACAAAGGTCATAAATGGGTAGAAGACTTATCACTTGAGGAATTAAATCTATTAGTTGATTCAGTTGTGGTAAACGAGTTAAACGAAAAGATAAAAGACTTGATGTTAAACAAAGATAGAATAATCACAGAGGAGGAACAGGTTGCATATAAAGAATTAGTAAAAGAACAGTTCATGGGAAAGCAGACAAAGTTTATAGAGATAATACAAGATGAAATAAAAGGTATACCAGTTGATGTTTCAATAAATATAAAAGGAAAACAAAAAAACCTTGCACAAAGAGTTGATAAACTTACAAACGTATTCAGACAAGTTATTTCAAATCCTCAAGTGTTACAAATACCAGCTATGGCAAAACTATTCAATCAGATAATAGAAGCATCAGGACTTTCACCATTAGATTTCTCAGGTGTTAGTAAAATGCAATTACCAACATCAGAAGCACCTGTACCGACAGACATTCCAGTTGCGACTGCTTAATTATAAAATAATAAATAAATAAACATGGAAAAAATCATACAACAACTAAACTTAACAGATAACGACAAAGAAGTTCTTACAGCATTCAACGAGAATACAGAACTATCTGACTTGATATATAAATGCTTAACAGTAGGTATATATACAAATGGGGTAGTATACAAAGACAGAGAGAATACACCACGAATAAATTGGGCATTAAGCCTAGCTTGGAGTAGACCAGACCTTTCAGATGAACAGATAGGACAAGACATAAGAGCTACAGCAAGTGGCTTGAGGTCATTAGAAGAAGCTTTTGATAAGATAAAACAATTCAAAAGAGTTGCGACACCATTACCAAAAATAAACAAAGCAAAATAATATGATTCCAACAGCAACAAATTACAGAAATATAACAGCCTCAACTCTTATTAAAACAGGAGCAGGACAACTTGTAGGAATGTATGTTAATTCAACATCAGCAGGTACTATAAGATTCTGGGATAATACATCAGGAGCAACAACTGTAATAAATAATGTAATCACACCAGCAGTAGGGTTTCACCCTCTAGGTGGTGCATCATTTACTATAGGTTGTTTTGCAACTATAGGAGGAACATTAGACGTAACATTATACTTTATATAAAAACTATTGCAAAATAGTAAAAAATGGTATAATAAAATTATAAATAAATAAAACAAAAATAAAAAACATGACAAACACACAATCAATGGAAGAAGAAAATAAAGGTTATCCAATAACTAGAACAATTTCTTTATCTTCTGCACAAATAATAGCTATGTATACAACACCAGTATCTGTAGTTCCAGCAGTATCAAACAAAGCAATCATAGTTGATTCAGTAGAGCTTGTTATGAGAGGTACAGCAACACAGTTCACAGGAGGTGGAGTTGTATCAGTACAATATGCTGACACGGCTAACGGAGCAGGTACATCAGTTCAAGCTACAACATTCGCGGCGACAGTTGTAACAGGTGCTACAGCAGTAACATATTCAACAAGACGACCATCAGCACTTTCAGCAGTTGCAACAGCATCAATAAATGGTATCGGACTATTTATCTCAAATGCTACAGCAGTGTTTGCTACAGGAACAGGTACAGCAGATGTGAGAGTTACTTACAGATTAGTCTAATAGGACTTGGTTATCGCTTACCCACAAAAAGTGATTTAACAAAAAGAGTTCTCAATTAGATAAATTGAATAAATAAAAATAACCTATCATTATATGGAAAATGAAATATACAGTCAAAACGAAGACTTTAACAACGATGAAATAGATTTAGATATAGATTTGTCAGAAGACGAAGAAGAAACTAAATCAGAAAGACAAGTTGAATCACCAGAGGCTAGAATATCTAGACTTGAAAGACAACTTGCACAAGCTAAGAAAAAGGCTGGTAGAGATGAGCCTAAAAAAACATCAGACAAAGAAGTTGGTTTAGATAGAATGGACAAGATGATATTACGTCAAGAGGGTATAAAAACTTCTGACGAAATAGAACTTGTTGAAAGTATTGCAAGAGATACAGGAAAAACAGTTGAGCAAATTATCGATAGTAGATTTTTTCAATCAGAACTTAAAGAACTAAGAGAATCAAGGTCAGCAAAAGATGCTATTCCAAGTGGAGCTAGACGTTCACAACAAACATCGAAAGATAGTGTTGATTACTGGATAGCGAAAGGAGAACTTCCTAAAGATGACCCAGCTCTAAGACAACAAGTTGTGAAAGCTAAAATTGCTAAAGAAAGAGCAAAAGCTACATTTACCTCAAATGCAATAATAGACTAATCTATCGAAGCCAGTTTTAAATAGTTGCGACACATTACACATTAACTATTTAAAATAAAAACAATGGCTATAATTTATAAAGAAGATTGGGTAACAACAGTTCAAGAAAGACTTTCTGAGATGACAAAATGGAAAGATTTCATGAAGGTTGATATTACAAACACAAGAGTATTGCACAATCCTTACAGAACAGATGTTACAGTAAACACTTTAACACCTTATTCAGCATACACACCTGCACAAGTTGCATTGACTGATGAAACTGTAACTATTGACGCACCTTTTGTTGCATCAGAAATAATCGATAGAGCAGACCTTGCTCAATCAGGTTATCTTTCACAAATGGACAGTGCTGGAAATCAAGGAACATTATTAAACGAAAAAATCGAGTCGTATGTTTATTCACAACATGCACTAGTTACTGACTTTGATAATGCTTCAATTGGTGGAGGAGCTGGAAACATAATTGTTTCTCCATCTAATGTAGATGACATTATAAGAGGTATTAAAAGAGAAATTTCAGAGGCTAAGGGAGATGAACTAGCTGAAAGAAATGGTATATTCATCGTATGGCGACCAGCTGACTTCGAAATACTAGAGGCTTTTGTACAAGCTAATGGATTTGCTACAGCTGACTCTGCACTAAAAGGTGGAGCTAAAGGAGGTATGGAATATATGGGAGTAACTAACTATAAATCAAACCTTTTGACAGCAGGACACTTACTAGCAGGAGTTAAGAAAGTATATCATCTAGGTATTTTGAGAGATACTTACGGACAAATCGTAGTAAACGAGAAAGACCCTGGAAACGTATCAGGTATAAGTATTACTTCAAGAATTGACATAAAAGTTAAAGCTTGGAATAAAATTAAACCTGTGTTGTTTGACGTTCTTGTTGCATAAATAAGATACAATCTCCATTGTGGGATTGTAAGGGGGTTCTGTCGCAACAGCCTCCTTATAACCCCATAATAAAAATATAATGTCATTACAATTTAGCGATACAATAAATAACAGAGGAGTAGTTGAGCTTATAGATGCAAACTGTAAGACTAACTCAACCTCATACCCTTTAATAGATAAAGTGAGAGATGTAAACCTTGCTTTAGATAATGTTTTATCAATTATATTGAAATCGGCAGGTACATGGCAATTTGATGACTCTAATCAAACAAACTATCCTATAATAGAAACTGATGTAAATGCAGGGCAAAGAGATTATTCATTTATAAATGATAACTCTGGTAATTTAATCTTGGATATATATAAAGTGTTTTTGAAAGATTCAGTATCAGGAATATATAACGAAATAAAACCTGTTGATGTTAATTCAGAATTAAACACAGAGAGCTTTTCAGATGGACAGAACATACAGGGTAAACCTTACAGATACGATAAAATGGCAAATGGAATATTCTTAGATCCAGTACCTAATGCAACTGTTGAAAATGGACTTAAGATGTATATAAACAGAGAAACAACATACTTCACAACAGCAGACACTACAAAGAAAGCAGGATTCGCAGGTATATATCATGAATATCTAGCAATCAGACCCTCATACATGTTTGC